CCAAGATCAACGTGACCGCGCGTCACGTCGGCGTGCTCGGCAACGCGCTGGAATTGACCTATGCGATCGACGAGTCGAACCTGCTCAACTCCGCTAACGTGACGGTTGTCGCGATGGCGAGTGGCAGCGGTGTGCCCGATCTCGCCGCGCCGCTCGCGAGCCTTGGCGATCAGGAATATGATTTCCTCGTCGGCCCGTATAGCGACGCCACGTCGCTCAACGCGGTGCGCGACTTCCTCGACGACACCGCCGGCCGCTGGTCTCCGATCCAGCAACTTTACGGCCATTACTTCGCCGTGCAGTTCGGCACCCTGTCGGGCCTCGTGACCTTCGGCGATACGCGCAACGATCAGCACGCGACCGTGCTCGGATCGCAGCGCTCGCCAAGCCCGGAATGGGAATGGTCGGCGGCCCTCGGCGGCAAGGCGAGCGCGCACCTCGGCGATGCGCCGGAAGTGTCGCGCCCGTTGCAGACGCTCACGCTCGACGGCGTGTTGCCGCCGCGCGATCGTGGCGTGTGGTGGGACATCGTCGATCGTCAGGCGCTCTATGCTGACGGCATTGCCGGCTACAAGGTGCGCACCGACGGCATCGTTTCGATCGATCGCGTCGTCACCACCTATCAGAAAACGGCCGCCGGCGTCGGCGACGGCACGTTCCGCGATGTGGAAACGATGTTCCAGCTTATGTTCGCCGTGCGCTACTTCCGCACGATGGTGAGCAACCGGCACTCGCGCCAGGCCTTGGCGGATGACAATCCGTTCAATCTGCCCGAGATCGCGACGCCGAAATCGATCCGCAACACGCTCGTGCATGCGTACAACGATCTCGTCGCGCTCGGCGTGCTCGAAAAGGCCGAGTTGTTCGCTCAGTATGTCGTCGTCGAGCGCGATCCGAACGATGCGAACCGGGTGAATGCCTATCTGCCGTTCGATGTCGTCAATCAGTTGCGCGTGTTCGCTGCGAACGCCACGGCGTTCTTGCAGTATCAGACGCCGTCGGGCGACTCGGCCGTCGTCTAAGCGCATCCCGTCAACTGGCGCCCGGTCAAAGCCGGGCGCCGTCTCCAACATTCTTTGAGGTAAACCAGACATGGCAGACAATGATTGCTGCGATAGCTTCGGCGGTCGCATCTCGATCACCGTTGACGGCGAGCGCATGACGCCGACCGACGGCGATGTGACGCTCGATCCGACCAACATCACGGTCACGGGCGGCGCGAACGGTGACGGCTCGGCGTTCTACACGTCCAAGCCGAAACTTTACGGCGCCGATCTCAACTTCCGCAACGGCTGCGGCATCAAGTGGGATGAAAAACTCCGCAAGTGCAAGATCGACGTGACGATCGCCGAGGAAGATAACAGCCGCACGCACATCTTTACCGGCTCGCGCTTCACTGGCGAGCCGAAACTCAATCTGAGCACCGGCGAAGTGACCGGCGTCAAGATCGAGGGCGCGCAATACCAAAAGCTTGATAGCTAAATCGAGCTAGATCGATCTCGCCGGCGGGCACCCGCGCCCGCCGGCCTTTTTCGTTGGATCATTGAAGGGGGCCAGGATGGCACGCGAACGAAAGACAGTCACTCTCAAGAAGCCGTTTGAAGACGGCAAGGGCGGCAAGGTGACGGCAATCATTCTGCAAGAGCCGTCGGCGCCCGATTTTTTCGAGTTGGGGGCGCCGCAAACGTGGGTGCGATCCCGCGACGGCATGGCGCTCATTGATAACGACGCGGCAATCAAGGCCTACGTCGAGCGCATGATCGTCGAGCCTGATCCCTTGCTCGCGATGAATCACATGGGCGTCGCAAACGCGATGCTCGTTAAGGAGGGCGTGCTCGATTTTTTTCGGGAGTCTCCGGTGACACCGTCGCCGTGATTTGGGATTACCTCGTGCTGATCGAGCGCATCGTTAGTGCCGATGTCGCCGACAATGCGGGGTTTTCGGAATTGTTTCGATGGGCCGGCCGGGCCGTCACGTTGAAAAAAAGGCGTAAGTGATGGGAACGATCCTTGAAGCCCTTGCAGTAATCAAGGGCAAAGACGCGACCGGCGGCGCATTCGATGCCGTCGCCCAAAAGATCGGCCGCATCAGTCGCGCCGCCAACGCGCTTAACCGTGACGTGCAAAAGCAACTCAACCTCGCCGCCGGCGCCGAGCGCGCCGCGACGCGCATGCAGCGCGCGAGCACGATGCTCAGCAACGGGACCAAGATGGCCGCCGGCGCCGCCGCCGCGTATGGCGGCGGGCGGGCCGTGAGCGCGCTCGCGCACGAGACCGTCAAAGCGGCGTCCGATCGGGCGCACGAGAAAGTGCGCATGCAGGCGTCGGGCATGTCGGCCGACGAGGTCAAAGAGGCGGGCGCTCTCGCCGCCGAGGTGTCGCACAAATATAAGTCGGTCTCGGAAACCGAGATCATGCACTCGGCGCGCAATATCCGTTCCGTTGTCGGCTCATTCGAGGAAGCGACCAAGATCATCGATCCGCTGATGCGCTTGCGCGTTGTCGCGTTGGGCGCGCATCCCGAAAAGGCCGCCGAGCTTGGCGAGGATTTCGACAAGCTGGTGAAGGGAATGGAGATCAAGGGCGTCACGCAAGATATGCCCAAGTTCCTGCACTATATGGAAGGCATGGCTAAGGCGATCAACGTTTTCGGCGACACGCTGCGGCCAACCGACTATTACGAAATGTTCAAATACGGTCGCGCTGCGACCAACGCCTTGAGCGACGATTTCATGCTCAAGACGGCGCCGACGCTGGCGCAAGAGTTGGGCGGCTCGTCGGCTGGTAAAGCGCTGTCGAGCTTCCACACGCAATTTGTCGGCGGCAAGATGTCTAACAAGGCCGTCGAGATGCTCAACGATTTGGGCCTCATTGATCCCGACAAGGTGATCAAGACATCGACCGGCAACATCAAGGGCGTGAAGCCGGGCGGCGTGATCGGCGGCGGCTACCTCACGCCGGGACAAGAGGACCCGTATCAGTGGGTCAACAAAATCCTGATCCCGGCGATGCAAAAAAAGGGGCTGACTTCCGAACAGATCAATGAGCGGATGAAGGGCATCGCCGGCCCGTTGTTGCCAAAGGGTGCGAGCGAGCAAGAAACGATCGCCGCCGCCGCGTCGCAAACGACAACGGCGCAGATGATGACCATTTTCGCGACGCAGCAAGCGCGCATCGAAAAGGATAAGCATCTCGTCGAGAACGCCGAGGGCCTTGAGGCCGCCGATCGTTTCCAGCGCGACGACCCGAAAGTGATCCGCAAGTCGATCGAGGCGCAAACCGACAATTATCTCGCGAACACCGCGAACGCATTTCAGCCCGGCGTCAATACGGGCATGAATTGGCTTGCGAGCGGGTTGAGCGCAATGAGCGAGCGCGCCAAGAAAGACCCGATGCGATCGGCGGCCGAGCTTGGGTTCGGCGCCGGCTTGTCGTCGGCGATTGCGAGCGACGCGGGCATGGCTGCGGCCGGCAAGTTCGGCCTCGGCACCGGCACCTCTTGGGGGTTGACCCGGTTCATGGGCATGTTGGCGCCGATCCTCGACATCGCGACGCGCAAAGACGTGATCGAGGCAACACCGGCTTGGAAGGCGTTAGCCGGCTTGCACGGCGACAAGTTCGATGCGCTCGGCGATCTCGATCGCGCCGACGGCTCGCAAATGAGCTTGCCGAAAGGTTCATGGCTCGCGCGCATTCAAGCCGATCGGCAGGCGACGCGCGACGCCGAGCGCGCCAAGATCGAGGCGGGCTTGACCGATCTCGGCTATGCCGGGCCAGGCACGCCGGGGCGCGGGCAAATGGCGTCGTCATGGAATGTTGACGACATCCGACGCGCGACCGGGATCGGTTCGGCCGAGCCAGCCAAGGCCGAGGTTGTCGGCAACGCGACGCTTGAGACAGTGGTGCGCGTCGAGCCGTCGCCGGACTTCCTCGCCCGCGTGACGCAAACCGTGCAGAACGGAATCAACGCATTCCGCTCGACCGGCGGGCCGGCGACCGGCTCGTCGGGATCGACCGGCAAATCGATGCCAGAAGCGGGGCCGGCACCATAGCTTAGAAGGCCCCGCGCCGGCGCAGCCGTGGCGCGCTATGCGGTTAAAATCCGTCACCGCAAGGTGATGGCGCGGCACGTCATTTATACGGCCCTCAAGCCAGTCTTGAGGGCCGTTTTTGTTTCGTACGATACAAAAACAAAGGTTCCCCGGCGATGAGTTCCTATGAATGCCGCGACTGGCTCAAGACGCTATGGCCGGCCTCCTATAAGGGCGTTCCGTTCTACTTCGAATCCGACGACGAGGAAGGCGGCCGGGACAACGTCAAGCATGTATTCCCGCACCGTGATCCGCCGTACATTGAGGACATGGGCGAGGCGCTGCGCTTCTATGGCGGCGTTGCCTATGTGCACGGCGACAACGCCGACTCGCTCGCGAGCACGCTTAAAACCGCGCTCGCCTCGCGCGGCCTCGGCATGCTCGTCGTGCCCTATTTCGGCCCGGTGTCGGTTCACTGCGAAACCTTCAAGCGATCGACGCAACGCGATCAAATGGGGTATGTCGCTTTCGAGTTGAAGTTCGTTCGCGCCGGCGCGGCAAGCGCCTACGTGTCCGTTCCGCTGTTGCAGAATGTCGCCTTTGGCGCCGCCGATGCGATGGCGCGGGCAATCGCCGGCCAGTTTCCGAGCGTGATCACGACGCTCAATCAAGCCGACTACGTCGTGAGCGCGGCGGCGGATACGCTCGCCAGCGCGGCGGCGGCCGTTGACGTGTTGCGGCAATCTTACCCGGTCGATCCGGCGATAAGCGCCAAGCTTCGCGACGGCGTGACGGGCTTGCTCGCGACGTTGCCGGATCAGGTCTCAAACACGGCGCCGGCGAGCGATGCCGGCCCGGCCGTGTTGAGCCTCGTCGGCCTCGTGCGCCAGTTGGGCGACGGCATGCCGGCCGATAGCGCGGTGCGCGCGTCGCTCGAATTGCTTGATGCCTTCCCGGCGCCGAGCCTGCCGGCTTCGGTGATCGTCGCCGGGCAACCGCAACTCACGACGACGGCGCGCACGGCATACCAGAACGCCGACGCCGCCGCGCGCGCGGTGCGGCTGGCGGCGTTGACGGCTTACGCCGAGGGCGTGTTGCGCATGACGTTCGCGGCGCGGCCCGAGGGCATCACGTCGCGGGCAGAAGTGGCCGAGCGTTTCGAGGCCGAGGCGTA